ACTCGATTGGCGGCTCTAGCCTGCAAAACGTAGCCGTGGCCCGTGCCGAAGAGGTCGCAGGCGCCTGGGGCTATTCGTATGAATCCGAGGTCATCGTGCTGAATGAAATTCGGAACAAACGCGGCGAGGATCGCCGTGTGATGGAAAACAATTTAAAGCCCGTGATCGCGGCACCGCCTGAGTTGTTGCTAGTCAATAAGAAACAGATGCACCCGTACTATGTAATGAATCGGGTTTTCGTTCTGTCGTTCAGTAACGATCGCGCACCGATAACGATACCGGCGGATGATCGTCGCTGGTTCGTTATATGGTCCGAAGCGCCGCGCATGAGCGATTATGAGGCCCGCCAATTGTGGGGGTGGTATCAGGGTGGCGGGTTCGATGCTGTAGCCGCGTGGCTCGATCAGCGCGACGTGAGCGCCTTTAATCCTGGGGCCACTCCGCCGCTAACCGATGCCAAGATATCCATGATCGATTTGGGCATGAGTGGCGGAGAATTGTATTTGGCCGATATGGTGCGCGAGCGTCGGGGATTGTTCGCCCGTGGTGTGATCGGTTCCCCATGGTCCGATGTGATCGCAGAATTGTCGAAGGTATGCCAGGGACCGACACGGGAAATGGTTTTCGTGGCGCTTCGGGAAAGTGGCTGGAAAGACTTCGGCCGCGTACAGAGCCGCGAATTCAGTACACCCAAGCACGCCTGGGTGGCGCCTGAATATGCCAAGCGCCCGAAGACTGAAATACGCAACATGCTGGAAGCGCCCTACACACTGACTATTGTGAAATAAAAAGGGGGGCTTGCGCCCCCCGGTTAGTCATCGAACAGTACTGCGAACAGTACTGTGACCAGTACCGCGATCAAGAATCCAGCCATAAGTTAGCCCGTGCAGTGTCAATACAGCGCCCCAGATACGTAATCCAAAAGCGCCTGGTGCAGCGCGTCAAGTTTGGATAGCGTGGCCGAAGCCCCCAACGTTCGTGGAATTCAGTCACGCGCGCCCGTCCAGCGCTTTGCGTAATTCTTCAACAAACGGGGATAGTTGCGACACCGATAGCCCCTCATCCCACGCATATATAAACGCGCGGGCTGTGGTGCGAATCCAAACTTCCGGGCCTGGAGGGTGATCGTCCATCGAACGGAATAAGTCTTCTAATTCTGCAATTGTTGGGTTGTGTGGTTTTTCCATAAGTCACCAATAAACAGATAGTGGGTTGATGCGCCGTCTACAGTGCCAATTGGGGGCGGGCACGTGGCGCCAATCCCAGCCCCCCGCGAACCAGTAAGACAAGCGCCAAACGTGATCAGAGCGCATTGGCGGCCCCCCTCAGTCTGTAGCGTGCAAAGCGCTTACCGTTTCGGATAACGTTTTTACACTCAATATCCATGCCAGTCTGGCGCAAGTCTCGAATCCTGGCGGCTAGCCGTAAACAGCCAAATTCCTGAAGCGCTTCTAATGGCGTGATCGCGCGGCCCGCTAGTAACGCGGCCCGAATGGTTTCATTTTGTGACATCGTTCAATTCTCCCATTATCAGTCAGTGTAGAAGAAAACAAGCGCTTCGGATTCTCCCCGCTGGACGTAAGCGCCAAATGAATCGTGGTCACGCCTGGTCGCGATGATGTACTCGATCAGCGCCCTATCTGGCACATCCCGAGTGACTCGCAAATGATGTTCGTTTTTGCCATATCGCGGGCGCTTCCCCAAATACTCGATTGGGTTATCCATGGGTGCCCCCCTTGCGAATTTGGTACACGTAAGCGCCACATGTAACGACGATTTCCCCGTGTTCCAGCATCCAATCGAAATACCACCGGTCCACCGGATGAATATCGGTTAGCGCGTCATATTCGGTTATTTGGGGCGCTTCCCTGGTCGCGGACGTGTTCGCATTGTTTCGGACGTAATCGCCCGTGTAATGGACTACATAACGCATGGTTAGATTCTCCGATTAGGCGGCCACACGGGCCGGTGTGGTGTGGACAACGAAACCCGAAATGTCGCGACGCGCGCGCCCCTTAGCGGTAAGCGCCACAACGACGCCAGGCTGATCGAGAAAGCGCAAGTCCGTTTCGTCGCCATTGATGACTGGACGGCCCAGGAAATACTGGGGAATCGGTCCACGAAACACGGCCGCGAATGACACAGAAGCGCCGTAGTGCGTCACAGCCTTTGCCACTATCGATTGATAGGCGGCCCGATCAGAGTAAGAAAACGTCAAATGATAGTTTGGAATGTGCGAAACGCGTCGATTCGGGATTTTGGTGTAATCGTAGAATTGGACGCGCGGATATGCTGCAAATACGTTTGCATACTCGCGACTAGCCCGGACTACGGGCAACAATTCCCAACGGATATCAGAAGTGCCGTTTAAACGGATAGCGGGCTGTAAGCGCTTGCGTCGAGCCTTTGCCAGGAATGCATCAATTTCGGCGACCAATTGCGCCATAAAAGCGCCGTGATCGTTTAAATACAAATGCGTCCGCCGAAGTCTAGCCCGCTGGATAGCGTTATCAGGTAGCACAGCGCCAGAATCAGTCTGGAATGTTGCGTTACCGGCCGCCATGCCACCACGTCCGGCCGTGTTCAGGCACGTCGCGACGCATCCCGCCAGGTTAGCAGTAGGGCACAGATTGATACCGCTGGAATCGTGAGGCGCCAAATACAAAACGGCCGTCATATAGCCGCGTTTGGTGCCCTTGATCGTTTTCGGGTTAGCGTCGATGTTTAAGAGTTTCGTTTGCATGTTAGTTTGTCCTGATCGTTTTATTGTTTAGGCGAGTTTGGCGAGTAGGCTCGCGCGAATCGTTTCGGCCCGTTCCAGCGCTTCGGGTAACAAGTCATTCGCGATTTCTTGCAAATAGGCGTTATCGCCACCGGGGAAATTGCAATCGATTCCCCAAAGGCTAGCCGCATGCGAATCGAGCCTGAAACCGTCTACCGAAACACTTAAAACAATGCCAACAAATGACCAGTCGCCACGTTCCCAGGCTTTCATTTCGTCTGAACCGTAACAATCGAAATCAGTGGGGCGCATATCGTCATCAGGGACAATTCGGGCTGTGATCGTGTACGGGCCACAATTGACACTGACTGAGTCACCAGCGCAAACATATTTCGAAAAGGCTGGGAATTTGTTTTCAGTTTGCATGTTAGTTTTCTCCGTTTGTTTATTGTTTACGGGAAAATGACGTAATCGATCAGTGCTGCAATTCCGGCTAGCACAGTGCCAAGCACTAACAATTCAAAAGAGTCTAGAAGCACGCCAAACACGGCCACACCACAGCACGCAAGCACAGTGGCATTAAGTAGTTTTCGAAGTGTCATATGCATAATTTCCCTGTTAGTAGTTTGTTAGTAGCGTAGTAGTGAAAAGCACTAACCAAACGCTATTTCTGTAAACAATTGTTTTATAGCACAGCCTGAAAAGGGCTTGCAAGGGCTTTTTGTAGTAGTAACAGAAAATTTGTCAGTACTTGAAAGGCTGGAGACTACTAACAAGATAGAAGCCTAGAATCAAAGGCTTAGACCTGATGTTAGTAAAATAGAAGTCTACTTCTCAGTTTGTCGCCTTTCGTCATAGTGATATCAATTGGGGAAATGACGTGTTTTTTACTAACAATGCATAAAAGCACTGTGCTTGCATAAAACTCAGCGCTTGTGTTGCAAAAAAACCACATGTTGCAGTGACGCATCAGCACGCATCCATGTTGCATAAACGCAACGTGTTGCATCTACGCAACATCATGTAAACAATTCTCGTTCACATAACTACATGAGAATCGTTTGCATCCAGGCTTGTGGTACACGCACAACAATCCGTTGCAGCAAAACAACAGGGGGGGTAGGGCCGGAGCGTGACCGGTCACGATTACGAAGCGTCTACAAAAACTTTTTATTTTTTTTAATTTGTACACACATCATCCGTACATCCTTTACTTACCCCTTTCCCTAATAAACGATTGTTTGATATCCTTTACTTGCAACGTCTGACCAGATGCGCTGGTAGCGACCGAGAGGTAACTGAAGGAAAGGACTCCACCATCTAAGGCACTAAACGTTTAACGCTTCCGCCTCGGCACACAGTCTCGACGGACGTTCGAGATCGCGGCCTCCCGGCAGGATCATCCTGCACGTTGCAACTGTTTTCTTTTCGCCAAACCTTCTGTTACATTCCCCGCATGGCACTACGAATGACGGAGCAAGAGTGGTCGCAGTTTGCTGCCACTGCCTTGGTATGCCGTTCCTGCTTCTGGTCTGCTGAAGTGACGCGTCCGCAAAACAAGATTTGGTGCGCTCACCGTGTCGTTCACGGCTGGGTCACCGATAAACCTCGATGCGACGGGATTACCTTTAAGTACGAGGCTAAAGATGGAGACGTTTAGGTCTATCCCTTTTAAGCCTCGGGAACTAAAAGCCTCTCAGGAGGTTTTGGATAAGATTTACGAGGCTGCCAAACTTGGGCTGAAGGGTGACGCCCTAGCCTTTGCTGCGGACATGCTGCCGATGGAGTACCGTAGGCTCTGCCAGATGGATGGGGCTGCGGCTATCGCGGAGGCTAAAGGTCGTGCTGATAGTGAATTTGAGGCGGCCAACCAGTTGCGCGTGGCGGCTCTTGGTGGCGATAGCAAGGCAGCACTTGCTCTCTTGCAGCACGTGCATGGGTGGGTCGCTAAGACCCAGGTGCAGGTCGATGTTAAATCGCAGATCAGTATCATCGCGGCACTGCAAGAGGCGGAATCCCGCGTTATTCAGGGAAGAGTGGTGTCGGATACACCGCCTGCACTAGATGCTACAATTGACGAAGCCCCGAACCGTTCCAGCGGATCGAGGCTTCTGACCAACCAACCTGTAAGAGAGGCTGATTATGGCTACGAAGATTCTAACGCAAGAGACCCTGAAAGAGTTGCTGCACTATGATCCGGCAACCGGCGTCTTTACTAATAAAGTTACCCGCAACCCTAGAGCCAAGATTGGCGACCTTGCCGGGTACGTTAACCCGTTGGGTTACGTTGTGATTCAGGTTAGCGGCCAAAAGCACCACGCGCACCGTTTAGCATGGCTATACGTGCATGGGGTTTGGCCTACCAATCAAATTGACCATATCAACCGCAACCGCAGCGACAATCGCATAAGCAATCTGCGAGACGTGACTGCCTCGGAAAACCGGCACAACTGCGTTGATAGCGGACGCAACACCACTGGCGTTCGTAACGTCGTGTGGCATAAACGCAACCAGAAGTGGCAGGCTCAGATTATGGTAAACAACAAGTACAAGTATCTTGGTTTGTTTGCCGACCTAGAACTTGCCAAACAAGCAGCAGAAAATGCCGTTAAATTGTTGCATCCAACGCGGGTAGTCTGACGTGCAGTTACCAGTCTATTCGGCAGAACATGAAGAGTTGCTGATGAGCAAACTCTGGTCGCCTTCTATCAAGGACGACCCGGAAGCCTTCGTGTTGCTCGTGTTCCCGTGGCAGAAAAAGAACACGCCCCTTGAGCATTTCCAAGGTCCGCGTAAGTGGCAGCGTGAAGTGCTGCGCCAAGTAGCCGCGCACATGAAAAAGAACAAGGAAGCCACCGCCTACGAAGTCCTGCGTATGGCTACCGCTTCCGGTCGCGGTATCGGTAAGTCGGCGCTCGTCTCGTGGCTAATCCTTTGGATGCTGACGACTAGGATTGGTTCGACGACCATTGTGTCGGCTAACTCGGAAGCGCAGTTGCGCTCGATCACATGGGCCGAAATTACTAAGTGGGCAGCGCTCCTGATCAACTCGCATTGGTTTGAGATCAGCGCAACCCGCGTGATGCCCGCTAAATGGATTGCTGAACTCGTTGAACGCGACCTAAAGAAAGGCACCCGTTACTGGTCTGTCGAAGGTCGTCTCTGGTCAGAAGAAAACCCCGACTCGTATGCCGGTGTCCACAACCACGACGGTGTGATGGTCATCTTCGACGAAGCCTCGGGTATCCCTGACCCTATCTGGTCTGTGACCGCAGGCTTCTTTACTGAGAACACGCCAAACCGTTTCTGGTTTGCGTTTAGCAACCCACGACGGAATGAGGGCTATTTCTATGAGTGCTTCAACGCGAAAAGGAATTTCTGGACGACGCAAAGCATCGACGCCCGGCAAGTCGAAGACACCGACAAAGCGGTCTACGAACAAATCATCGAAGAGTACGGCTCGGACTCCCCGCAAGCCCGAATCGAAGTGTATGGACAATTCCCCGCCGATGGAGACGACCAGTTCATCCCTCCAAGCCTGGTGGACGAAGCGGCGAGCCGCCCTAAGTACAAGGATGAAACTGCTCCGATTGTACTGGGCGTTGATCCGGCTAGAAGTGGCAATGATTCCACGGTCATTGTCGCGCGCCAAGGACGCGATATTGTCGCGATTAAGAGATATAAAGGCGAAGATACAATGGAGATTGTCGGGCGAGTAATCGACGCAATCGAAGAGTTCCGCCCAGCGCTCGTTGTCCTTGACGAAGGCGGCCTCGGCTACGGCATCTTGGATCGCTTGAAAGAACAGCGGTACAAGGTGCGTGGCGTCAACTTTGGCTGGAAGTCGTCAAAGCCTGCGATGTGGCAGAACAAGCGTGCCGAGATGTGGGGTGATATGCGCCAGTGGTTGCGTACCGCCTCTATTCCGAACGAACGATTACTGAAGTCCGACCTCTGTAGCCCGCAGTACAAGACCAACTCCTCGGGTGCCATCGCCCTAGAAGCCAAGAAAGACATGAAGGCTAGAGGCTTGGCCTCCCCTGACGCAGCAGATGCTTTAGCGGTTACTTTCGCGTACCCTGTTGCAAGTCGGGAGTCAAGAGTTAAAATCGAGCGTAGGTTTTCAGGACGCAACGAGATGCTCTCGTCGTGGATGGGTGCTTGAGTGGCTAAGAAGTCCGTATCGCTCTCCGTTGGTCGCGGCGAAAAGCAGTCCGTTTCCAAGGGCGCTGGACTTACCGCCAAGGGTCGAGCGAAGTACAACCGTGCTACGGGCAGCAAACTGAAGGCTCCTGCCCCTAGCCCTAAGACTAAAGCAGACGCAGGACGTAAAAAGTCGTTCTGTGCGCGTATGAAAGGCGTTGTTGCCAAGGCCAAAGGCCCAGCAGAGCGCGCAAAGGCATCACTGCGACGATGGAAATGCAACTAATGGCTGCTAAAAAGGGCTTGTACGCCAACATTCACGCTAAACGGGAGCGTATTGCTGCCGGTTCTGGCGAAAAAATGCGAAAAGTGGGTGCCAAAGGCGCTCCGACTGCTAAAGCGTTCCGTCAATCGGCCAAAACGGCCAAAAAGAGGAAATAAACATGAAGTACGGCCCTGTAGGCGTGTCACCCGGTGCCACAATTGGCGACATGATCACCAATTCTCGTATGCAGAAGCCCCGTGCGCCTGCTCCCCGCGCTCCGCGCCGGGTAAACGAGGAAATGATCCGCACAACGGTTGCATTTCGCCCGACCCCGGTCGTTAAGCCGCGTGGACGGATGGGCTAATGCCCTTAGTCAAGTCCGCCAGTAAGGGCGCCTTCCGTAAGAACATCAAGGCGGAAATGAAGGCTGGCAAGCCGCAGAAGCAGGCCGTTGCCATCGCCTATTCCGTTAAGCGCCGCGCTGCGGCCAAGGGTAAGAAGGGCAAGTAATGGCTAAAGACCCGACAGGGATGAAGGGAGCGGCTCAGGTCGCTAATACGCCGCAGTCCCGCCGTGGACGCGATGCGGGAGACATCCTCTCGCAAGCGCGTACCCGTATGCAGTTGTCCCTGACGGCGTATAGCGAGTCCCGCGACAGCGAACTCGATGACCTGCGCTTTATGGCAGGCTCGCCGGACAACCGCTGGCAGTGGCCGCAAGAAGTGCTGGCTACCCGTGGCGCAGTGCAGGGCCAGACGATCAATGCGCGTCCCTGCCTGACCATCAACAAACTGCCGCAGCACGTTCGTCAAGTCACTAACGACCAGCGTCAGAACCGCCCCTCGGGTAAGGTCATCCCGGTTGATGACCAAGCCGATATTGAAGTCGCAGAAGTATTTGACGGCATCGTTCGGCATATTGAATACATCTCGGACGCCGATGTTGCTTACGACACCGCCTGTGAGAACCAGGTGACGTATGGCGAAGGCTATATCCGCATCCTGACGGAATACTGCGACGACAATACGTTCGACCAAGACATTCGTATCGGACGTGTGCGAAACTCATTCTCGGTCTATATGGACCCTCACATCCAAGACCCCTGTGGGTCGGATGCCGAGTGGTGTTTCATTACTGAGGACATGCCCCGTGAGGAGTTTGAGCGTCATTTTCCTGACGCCGAGCCAATCTCGTCGATCCAGCAGCGTGGTACTGGTGACGAGAATCTGGCGCAATGGATTACGGATAACTCCGTTCGGATCGCGGAATACTTCTACGCTTACTACGAAAAAGCGAAGTTAAACCTCTATCCGGGGAACCAAACGGCGTTTGCCGGGTCACCCGAAGCCAAGCAGTTGGAAATGATGGGCTTGCAGGCTGTTCGCAGCCGCGAAGTCGATATTCGCAAGATTAAGTGGATTAAGACCAACGGCTACGAGATTCTGGAAGAGCAAGAGTGGCCGGGTAAGTGGATTCCGGTTATTCGCGTAGTCGGTAACGAATACGAAGTGGAAGGCCGTATCTATATCAGCGGCCTCGTGCGTAACGCTAAAGACGCGCAGCGCATGTACAACTACTGGGTATCCCAAGAGGCGGAAATGCTCGCCTTGGCCCCCAAAGCGCCGTTTATCGGCTATGGCGGGCAGTTTGAGGGGTACGAGCATCAATGGAAGACGGCTAACACCCAGAACTGGCCGTACCTTGAGGTCAATCCTGACGTAACTGACGGCGCTGGCGCAGCAATGCCGTTGCCGCAACGTGCTGCTCCGCCCCTTGCTCAAACGGGGCTTATTCAGGCTAAGATGGGCGCGTCGGACGATATTAAGTCCACGACGGGCTACTATGACTCTAGCCTGGGCGCCACGTCTAACGAGCGGTCGGGTAGAGCCATTCTGGCGCGTGAACGTCAGGGCGATACGGGGTCATATCACTACGTCGATAACCTTGCCCGCGCTATCCGCTACGTCACGCGTCAACTCGTGGACTTGATTCCGAAGATTTACGATACCCAGCGTATCGCCCGAATCGTCGGCATCGACGGTGAGACGGGTACGGTGCGGATCGACCCGATGCAGCAAGAGCCTGTCCGCAAGATCGTGGATCAGGCTGGCATTGTCATCGAGAAAATCTACAACCCGTCTGTCGGTAAATACGACGTAGCGGTAACGACTGGCCCGTCCTACCTGACCAAGCGTCAGGAAGCGATGGAGGCCATGTCGCAAATCCTGCAAGCCAACCCGAACCTCTGGCAGGTGGCTGGCGACTTGTTCGTTAAGAACATGGATTGGCCGGGCGCCCAAGAGATTGCTAAGCGTCTGGCTAAGACGATTGACCCCAAACTCCTTGCTGACCCGGATGAAGACCCGGCGTTGCAGGCTGCTAACCAGCAGATCGAGGTCATGGGTCAAGAAATGCAAATGATGCAGGAAATGCTCCAGCGCGTCGGTCAGTCGATGGAAGCAACCGAACTGCGTATCAAGGAGCAGGAAGCCTCGATTAAGGCCTATGACGCCGAAACCAAGCGCATCAGCGCCGTTCAGGCGGGCATGTCCGAAGAACAGATTCAGGACATCGTCATGGGTACTATTTCAGGTATGATGTCAAGCGCAGATTTAATGCCTATGGAAGTTCCACGTGAAACTCCTGACATGGGCGAGGGAATGGTATGAAACCGGCTGATTTTGTAGGCATGTTGTTCCTAGCGCGGGATGTGACCCATTCCGTGCATCTGAACACCCGTAGTTACGCCAAACACAAGGCGTTGGGTAAGTTTTATACCGGCGTAGTTGATCTTGCCGATGCGTTTGCGGAGGCTTATCAAGGTCGTCACGGCCTGATCGGGCCGATCACGCTAATGTCGGCTAAGAAGACCAGCAACGTTGTCGAGTTTCTGCAAGACCAGTTGGCTGAAATTGAAGCCAATCGGTATAAGTTCTGCGACAAGGAAGAAACGTCGATTCAGAACATTATTGACGAGATTGTCGCGCTGTATCTTTCTACTCTGTACAAGTTACGTTTCTTGGCTTGAGGTATAGACAATGCAATTACTTAACCCACTTGATGACAGTCTGTTCCCGGCCAAGACTGCCTCCTACACGGGTACTGCCGGGTCTACGGGTACGTGGGATGCGGGCGTAGAAGCCCTGTTGGTGTGGACTACGACTGCCGCGTATATTGCGATTGGTAATGGCGTTACGGCGACTACCAGCAGCACCCCGATCCCGGCAAACGTCCCTGTGCCGTTCGCTGTACCGAAGGGTACTGGCGGCCCGTGGCGCGTATCGGCTATCCAGGTTGCTTCGGGTGGCAACGTGTACGCCAAGCCTATTAGCGGCACCTAATGACAGTTTTTTACGGCATATCCCCTGCAAACGGCATAGCCATCGGGCTAGGGTCGATTATTGCGTTAGGGATTCCGCCAGCGGGAGCCGCACCACCTGCGGCTAGTTATCTTTTATTGGAAGACGACTCGTTCGTGCTGCTCGAAGACGACAGCAAAATAGAATTGGAGTAAATCATGGCTGATACCAAGATAAGCGCACTGGCTTCAGGCGCACCGGCACAACCGGGTGATGAGTTAGTGATCGCTCGCGGTGGGGCTAACTTCAAACTCACCAATACTAATTTGCTGACGCTGACGACCAGCACGGCAAATACCTGGAGCGCGGCTCAGACGTTCTCGGTTGCAGGCAGTTTTACTGCCGCCCAGACGTTCCGTGCTGCCAATGCGATTCGCTCTGAGGCTGCCTCGACGCAGGACGCGGTGGTTATCGCTGGTCGCGCAGGCGGTACGAGTTCGTATGCCGTCACGCTGACCCCGACTACGCTGACGGCTAACCGAACGGTAACGATCCCTGACGAGACGATGACGGTCGGATTCCGCAACGTTCCGCAGTCTGGATCGGCCAAAACGACCTCTTACAGCCTCGCCGTTGGCGATGTGGGTAAGTTCATCGAGGTCGGTGCGTCGGGTTCCATCACCATTCCTGATGCAACGTTTGCCGCTGGCGATGTGGTGTCGATCTTCAACAACACATCCGGCAACATCACAATTACCTGCACGATTACGACGGCGTATATCGCTGGTACGGATGCGGATAAGGCGACGGTGACTTTGGCAACGCGAGGTGTGGCGACGATACTGTTCCTCTCTGGTACGGTCTGCGTTATCAACGGCAACGTGAGTTAAGCCATGAGCGGCATTATGAGTTTGCTGCTCGCCGCCAAGGTTGCAGGCGGCGGAGCATTTACCGAATACAAAATCTTCACCGCATCCGGTAACTGGACTGCGCCGACTGGCGTGACGCAAGTGGAATACCTTGTCGTCGCGGGTGGTGGTGGTGGTGGGTATACCTTTGGCGGCGGTGGCGGAGCCGGTGGGTTTCGCACAGGTACTGGTTTTGCTGTAACTGCCGGAACTTCTTACACCATCACAGTCGGTGCTGGTGGTAATGGAGCAACAACTCAGGCACGCGCATCATCTGGCAACAATTCTGTATTTAGCACTATTACCTCTGCCGGTGGTGGTGGTGGCGGGTCTTACAACAGCCCATCATCAAGCACAGTTATAGACGGTGGAAGCGGCGGCTCAGGTGGCGGCGGTAGCGCTGGTAGTTCTCCAAATGCTAGTGGAGCCGCAGGAGCAGGAAATACTCCAAGTACCTCTCCATCTCAAGGAAATAACGGCGGAGCCGGACAATTAGGCACCGGAGGAAATTGGGGTTTAGGAGCAGGCGGTGGTGGCGCTTCTGCTACAGGAACCACTGCTACGCTAACTAACGCTGGTGGTGGCGGCAACGGAACGGCATCGACCATTTCTGGATCGTCCACTACTTATGCAGGCGGCGGTGGGGGTGGTGCGGATAGTCGCGCTCCTTCAACAACGGGAGGCGCTGGCGGCACGGGCGGTGGTGGTGCCGGTGGTAACGGAAGTAACCCTAGCGCGGCGGTTGCAGGCACGGCTAACACCGGTGGCGGCGGTGGTGGCGGTGCATACGTTGCTCCAACATTTTTTGCTGGTTCCGCAGGCGGCTCCGGCATCGTCATCCTCAAGTACACCGTACCCGTACAGTCTGTCGTAGCCACGTTCACCTCTACCGGCACATGGACTGCCCCGAGCGGCGTCAGCGAGGTTGAGTATCTCGTTGTTGCGGGTGGTGCGGGTGGCGGTGGATTTGGTGGCGGTGGCGCAGGTGGTTTCCGCACCGGCACGGGCTTATCCGTAACGGCAGGAACCAACTACACCGTAACTGTAGGCGGCGGTGGAACTGCGTCCGGGGCGGGGTCGTCAAAAGGTGGTACAGGAAATGATTCTGTATTTAGCACCATTACCTCAACCGGCGGTGGCGGCGGCGGCGCTTTTGATAATACGAACTTAAACGGAAATAACGGCGGCTCTGGCGGCGGCGGCGGCACTCGGTCTACCTCTCCATTTACTGCCGGAAGCGGTGGTTCTGGCAATACTCCTTCTACATCCCCCGCACAAGGATCAAATGGCGGCACGGGCGATGCCTCTAATTCAGGAAGCAGCGGTGGTGGTGGTGGTGGTGCCTCTGCTGTTGGCGGAAACGGCGCATTAAATACTGGCGGTAATGGCGGAAATGGCACTGCATCTAGTGTTTCTGGTGCCAGTGTTACTTACGCAGGCGCTGGTGGCGGTGGCGGTGGCACAACTAGAGGTACTGGCGGTTCTGGCGGTGGCGGTCAAGGCGGCGTTGCTCCGAGTGGTTCTGGCGTTGCAGCAGGAACTGCAAATACCGGCGGTGGTGGTGGCGGTGGATATAACTCGGCAGCAGGAGCAGGCGGCTCCGGTATCGTCCTGATCAAATACAACATCGGCTCTGCCTCAATCTTCACCTTCAAGTCCACGCAGAACTGGACTGCCCCTGCTGGTGCGGTCAGCGTTGACTACCTCGTTGTAGCGGGGGGTGGTGGGGGTGGGTCAGGGTCGGGTGCAGGCGGCGGTGCGGGTGGTTTTCGTACCGGCACGGCTTTGAGCATTACTGCAGGCACCGAGTACACCATTACCGTTGGCGGCGGTGGCTCTGGCGGCGCGGCTGGCGGCATCAATAACGGCACAGCAGGGTCAAACTCCGTATTTAGCACCATCACTTCTAATGGCGGTGGATACGGCGCATCCGCAGGATCAAATGTGGCCGGAGGTTCTGGCGGTTCTGGTGGTGGCGGCTCCATTGGCGGCGCTGGCGGCGCAGGAAACACCCCTTCAACATCGCCCTCGCAGGGCAGCGCGGGCGGGTCTGGTTCGGCTGCCGCGCCTTATTACGGCGCTGGCGGTGGCGGTGGAGCGTCTGCGGTTGGCGCAAACGGCAGCGGATCAGCGGCTGGTGCTGGAGGTAACGGAACTGCATCGTCAATTTCTGGTTCATCCGTAACGTATGCAGGCGGCGGTGGCGGCGGTTCGGAAGCATCTGGCCCCGCTGGCGCTGGCGGCACAGGTGGCGGTGGCGCTGGTTCAACAACTGCTACGGCAACCGCTGGCACAGCCAATACCGGCGGGGGTGGCGGTGGCGGTGGATTTGGGCCGTCAACTGAACGTGCAGCAGGTGGCGGCGGCGGCTCTGGCATCGTAATTCTCAAGGTCAACTTCACATGAAAACCTATCAACTCATGGGCATAGATACCGCGATGCACTTGCTGCGTCCCGGTGCCAAGTGGGAAATCAGCAACCGCGAAATCACGCGATGGGAAGACCCGCGCCCAAAACCCTCGTGGGACGAGATCATGTTCACGGTGGAGAAGATCAAGGAACTTGAGGACGCGGTGCCGACGATCCTGTTGCCCGAGCAGCAAAAGGCGTTTGACGATTACGTCAGCCAAATTGAACAGGCGGTGGCGTGATTACCTACAACCTTTTCCCGACGGCTGTAGCCAAGTTTGAACTTGGCCGCGACTACACCGCTGACGAACTAGCGTTTGTAGACGAGCAGCCGACGCACAGCAACATGGGTAACACCACAAGCGATGACCGCTATGTGCTGCGCCACGACACGATGGCAAGCCTCAAGGCGTTTGCTGAAGCGAGCGTCAACGAGTATCTACGCAGTATCTACGCACCGAAACACGACGTATCGCTGCGCCTGACGCAATCGTGGCTGAACTACACCAAGTCGGGTCAGTACCACCACAAACACGCGCATCCCAATTCGTTCGTGTCCGGTGTGCTGTATCTGAAGGCTGCCAAAGAGCGGGATAAGATTTACTTCTACAAAGACGGGTATCAGCAAGTCAAACTGCCGACCGACAACTACAACGTGTACAACAGCGACTCGTGGTGGTTTGAGGTAGGCGCAGGCGATCTGATGCTGTTTCCGTCTAGCCTTACGCACATGGTTGAAACCGTGCAGGGCGAGGATCGCGTATCTTTGGCGTTTAACACTTTTCCGGTCGGCTACGTTGGTGACGAAAGCAGCCTGACCGCGTTGCATCTGAAGGAGTAAGACATGGCTCATTTTGCTGAACTTGATTCAAACGGCGTTGTGCAGCGCGTCATCGTGGTTGCCAATAAGGACACCGCTGACGCCAACGGCAACGAAATGGAAAGCATCGGCGTGGCGTTCTGCCAGAAGTTGCTCGGCGGTAACTGGAAGCAAACTAGTTACAACGGCAACATCCGCAAGCACTACGCTGGTGTCGGCTACAAGTACGATGCCGCGCTGGATGCGTTCATCCCGCCGCAGCCGTACCCGTCGTGGACGCTCGATGCCGATTGCAACTGGCAGGCTCCGGTGCCGATGCCGTCTGACGCTGGCACGGGCGAACCGCCCAAGATGTACTCATGGGACGAGGCTGCCGGTAATTGGGTTGTAGTCGCCAAGGAGTAAGTCATGGCTGAATGGAAAGTCAGAAGCCTGACCGCCTATCCGCACCTCGATGGCAAAGACAACGTGGTGTATTTGGTGCATTGGGAACTCGGCTTGCTTGATGCCGTAACGGAACTGCTGTTGCCTACTGGCAACTTTATTCCGTTTGACGGACTAACCGAAGACGTTGTGCTGGGTTGGGTGTGGGCTAGAATTTCCAAGACGGATATGGAAGCCCGCGCTGCCAAGGCAGAAGAAGATGCCAAGCACCCGCAGCCGGAGCCAGTTCCCGTCGCTTTGCCGTGGGTAACGGAGTAAGACATGACTACGATTAAGATTTCACAACTGACGAATTCGTCGATCCCGCTTTCTGGCGCTGAACTTGCGCCGATTGTGCAGGGCGGCGTAACCAAGAAGACGCCGGTATCGGCTATTGCGCCTGTTGTCAGCGTGAAGTCTTATGGCGCGGTTGGCGATGGATCAGCCGATGACACCGCTGCTATCCAGGCTGCGATCACGGCTAACAAGTCGGTGTTCTTCCCTGCTGGCACCTACAAGATCACTTCGCCGATTATCTTGTCGCAAAACAACTTTGAAATTTCTGGCGTCAAGGGCAAGTCCATCATCATGGGATCGGGCGGCACGATCCAAGGCTACTTCCAAGTTGCCACCGCTTTTACCGCTGAAAACGGCATTATCCAAAACCTGACGTTTGATTCGGATAACGCTGCTGCTACTCGATGGGCTATCTACTCGCCCTCTGGCGTGTACCTGTCGCACCTGTTAATTGCGGACTGCGACTTTTACGGTCGCCTTGCCGCTGGAATTAAGGGCGTGTTGATTGGATCGCACGTCTACCGCTGCACGTTTGGCGTGTTTGGCTCTGGCTCTGGCAATGCCATGAAGGCCATTGAGTCTATCGGCACTGCGCCGGTCAATCTAACCAACATCAACGTCATCGAGCAGTGCTGGGTTAAGAATTGCGGCGCTCCGCAGTCCAACATTGAGTTCCAAACCGGCTACGAGTTGGTATTCCGTGACTGCATCATCGAGTTTGTTACGCCGACCCTGACGCCGATCCTGCTCTCTGGCATCTTGTTCCCGCGCTTTGAAGGCTGCTGGTTCGAAGACGCGCAAGGCACGACGGACACTGGCAAGGCTGTTATCTGGACGCGCAGCGATTCCAACGGCATTTTTGCCGAAGTTCTGACGGTCGATAACTGCCTTTTCCACACGTACTCGCGCATCCCTGACGGCCTGATTAACTTCTCCGACAGCCCGCGCAAAGTCTGTAACTTCTCCAAGAACGTCATGGTGTCGTTGCAGTCGCCTGTGATTGTCGGCGGCAACTCGGTGGCTAACTTTGTAAGCAGTTACGGCAACTACGCCACGGTTGGCGCAGGCGGCGACGCTACCGGTTTGCAATATGACTCTCCGGCTAAATTCGACCTTGGCGTGGCGACTCCGGCGATTACGTTCCCGGCTACGCAAATTCCGAACAACCTGCCAAACGTCCTTGATGACTACGAAGAAGGCTCGCTGACGCCGACCGACCAGTCTGGCGCAGGGCTGACGTTTACGTCGGCTTTGGGGCGTTACACAAAGGTTGGCCGCTTGGTGACGTTCTCAATGACGGTGGCGTATCCCGTTACGGCAAACGCAAGCGCCGCGATTATTTCGCGCCCGCCGTTTATTAACGCTGAAGAGTCGCCCGTAACGCTGATGACGGACGTTGGATCGGCGTTGCAAGGCTACGTTATCTCAACCGGCATTAACTTGTTCCCGGTTGGCTCGTTTACGCCCACCACCAACGCCACGCTGTCCGGCAAAGTGCTGTACATCAGTGGCGTTTACATGACCACTTCATAATTGTTGCGCGAACACAACTTGTAAGTTAAAGTTTAACCGTACTGGTGCGTTTCACCAGGTTTCCGTAAGGAAGGTTATGTCGGACGAAAATGTAGTCCCTGAAGTCGTAGCGGAGGTTTCCGCGCCGGAACCGGTGGTCACGGCTACCCCGGAACCCGAAGTCGTTGCAGAAACGCAACAGCCGGAGGAAAAGCCAGCCAAATCGTTCTCTCAAGAAGAGTTGGACGCGATGGTCGGCAAGAGGCTTGCACGGGAACGTCGCAAGTGGGAAAGGGAGCAGGCGCTAAAGGCCACGCCGTCACAGGCTGAAGCCGCTGCCCTGCCAAGCAGAGACGAGGACCCGGACGCATACGCAGAGGCTTTGGCCGAGCGTAAGGCTACCGAACTCCTCGCCCGACGTGAGGCAGAGCGGGAGCAAATGGCTCTTCTAGAGGCTTATCACGACCGCGAAGAAGCAGCGCGTGACCGTTACGATGACTTTGAACAAGTCGCGTACAACAACGCTCTGCCCATTACGACCGTGATGGCTCAGACGATTCAGGCTTCGGAATTAGGACCCGATATTGCATATCACTTGGGTTCTAACCCCCGCGAGGCTGAACGTATTTCCCGCCTGTCGCCGTACTTGCAGGCAAAGGAGATCGGGAAGATTGAGGCCAAGTTGGCCGACAGTCCCGCCCCGGTCAAAAAGACAACCAGTGCGCCCCCGCCGATTAAGCCTGTCACGGCTAAAGGCGCTGGCACTCCGGTCTACGACACGACAGACCCACGGTCAATTTCGGCCATGAGCGCGTCAGAGTGGATCGAGCGCGAGCGTCAGCGACAGATTAAACAGTGGGAAGCGCGTCGTAACCGCTAACTTCTTTTAGAGGACATTTAAAGTGGCTAATACACTTCTTACTATCGACATGATCACGCGGAAAGCGTTGGAGATTCTTGAAAACAATCTCGTACTGACCCGCAATGTGAACCGCCAGTACGACGATTCGTATGCCGTCGAAGGCGCCAAGATCGGCACCACGCTGCGTATCCGTCTGCCGGACCGCGCTCTCGTGACCGACGGTGCTGCCCTTCAGGTGCAGGACGACAACGAGCAGTTCACCACGTTGACCGTTGCTTCGCAGAAGCACATCGGCGTGAACTTTACGACTGCCGAAATGACCATGCAGTTGGACGACTTTGCCGAGCGCGTGCTGAAGCCGCGTATCAGCCAGTTGGCCGCCAGCATCGACGCCGACGTTGCTAACTCGTTCCTGAACATGTATCAGGCGGTTGGCACCCCCGGCACGACCCCAAGCAGCACCGCTGTTCTTCTTGCTGCCCAGCAGAAGTTGAACGAGTCGGCTGCCGTGATGTCGCCCCGTTATGTCACCGTGAACCCGGCTGCGAACGCCGCGCTCATCGAGGGCATGAAGGGGTTGTTTAACCCGGTCAGCACGATCTCGTCGCAGTTCAAGAACGGCATGTTTGGCGAAGGCATCCTTGGGTTTGAAGAACTCAACATGTCGCAGTCGATCAAGCAGTTCACGACTGGCAGCCGCTCGGGCGCTCACACGGTCACGACCACTGTGACGGCCCAGGGTACTGCGGCTATTGCCATCACTGGCACCGGCACGCAGACCATCAAGAAGGGCGACGTGTTCACGATTGCGAACGTCTACGCGGTGAACCCGCAGACCCGCGAATCGACTGGCTCGCTCCAGCAGTTCGTCTGCACGAAGGACGTTGCGGCGACCGGCGGTGCGTATGCCTCGGTTGAGATCAGCCCGGCGATCTACACCTCGTCGAACGCTCTTGCAACCGTTGACTCGTTCCCGCAATCTGGCGCTGCTATCACCTTCTTGGGTGGTGCTTCGACCCAGTATCCGCAGAACCTCGTGTACCACAAGGACGCGATTGCGTTTGCCACGGCTGACCTCCTGCTTCCGCAGGGCGTTGACATGGCTTCGCGTCAGGTCCACAACGGTGTGTCCATGCGCGTTGTCCGTCAGTACGACATCAACAACGACCGTATGCCGTGCCGTATCGACGTGCTGTATGGCTACTCGGTGA